TAGGAAATCCTTTATCCATGTTACCATCGTTTAACAATATAACTATCTCGTTTATTGCGTTGATGGTATACAATGTATTTGTTTGTTTCTTTCTATGTAAAGAAATTGTTTGAGGTAAGTGTATACTACTCCCTTTGACAACATTGTAAGTTAACATCATTTGTCTATTATTGTCAAGGTTTTCCAGTAAATAAATTTTCTTAAATACGACATCGTAACTTTCCTTGACGATATCAATGATACTTTTATAGTCTCTCCTTGTAGAGAATGAGCATAGTAGTTGAGTATTCATTATCCACAATATCCCTGGAGTTTAGTTTGTTTTGCTAAACAGATTTGATAGTCTTTACTCCACTGCATACTATCTTGTATCATACCACCTGGACCAGACTTTGGTCTACAAGTTTGTACTGCTATAGGTTTACCATCTCTATCGTATATCAACGCCTTAATAGTTGTTGAACCATCTTCCATTTTATACTCTTCATATTTCACATCAAATCCCTCTTCCACTTTCTGCCCTTCTTTTAGACCAAGACAATGTCTGTGTGTATCTGGATTTCCAACTACAGGACAATCAAAATCGTCTAATTCTTTTGCTTTTACTGGGTCACCAGTAGGATTACCATCTTTATCTAATTTGTAGAAACCACCTTTTCCTTTTCTATACATACTACCATCTGCATCTTGTCGTATTTCATTCTTAAATCCAATAGTACCATGTATTAATTCAAAGTTCTCATTTGGTATTCCACCTGGGTTATGTCCCTCTGCTATGTTTAAATGCATTCTGTTAATTAAGTCTCTCACAAAGGTTTTATTTCCTAAATTTTCTTGACCATTTTTTGCTCCAAGTTCATTTAGTCTTTCTCTTTGAGAGTTCAAAGCATCTGTTTGTTTTTCATAGAACCTTTTTAACTCTGTATCAAGCATTGGTGGGTCAATTGGTGCTTTTCCAGTTATCATTTTTTCTTGAGTTAGTAATCTTGTCATTATTCCAATGTCGTCATTACCTAATGCTGTTTTTCTATCCTCTCCACCTGCTTCTTTATCCTTCAACATTTTTAGATATGTCTTTAGATGTTTCTTTAATTCTTTTTCGTTTGGTGGTGGCCCCATTAGTTCTGCTCTTTCGTCTTTTTTAAGACCAATTCTTGTAAGAGCGACTTTCATATATTTTTCTTCTGCCGTACTTATACCAGGTGGGTCACCATCCTTACCATTCATAAGTCTTTTGTATATCATGTCAAGGACTTCTGGGTCATCAGCAAATTTGTCAAGTCTTTTTGCATATGTACTAACATATTCTGCTTGAAGTTTTCTTTGTTTCTTTATTTCATTTTGTGTGTCTTTTTCAATGTCATCTGCTTCTTTATGTGCTTCTTGTGGTAGACTCTTTTTTGCTCTTTCATTATTATTACTTGCTGTTGTAACAGGTCCACTATTTGATTGTTGGTCTGCTGAAGTCATTTTGTTTGATGTGTGGTTTATTGCTGCTTTTGTAGGTTTACCATTCTCATCATATTCAACCATAACTACTAAAGTATCAGTTGGGTCTTCTCCACCACCACCTGCTCGTATAATCTCTTTATACTTATCAATATCAATACCATTTACTTCTGTCAAACCTGCTTTTTGTAATTCATCTAATTTTTTAATTGAATCGTTCAAAGAACCTTTAGAACCACCGATGTGTGAGACCCGAGTTTTTTCTATGTCCATTCCATTTCTTTGTAGTGTGGCGTTAACTCGTTGTTTCTCTCTACGAGCTGCTCGTATCATGTGTCCTCTTTTTTCCCCACTATTATTACCCGATTTTTTTCCTAATTTGGTCTTTTTTAATTTTTCATCTAAACATCCATCCACATCTTTAGGAGACTCATCCATACAAGCCATAGCATATCCAGTTCCAATCTCATTTACTGCGGAAGATTCAGTTCCTGGTGGTGGCTCCTTACCATCCAATACTCTGTCTTTTGACTTACCATCCACCTCATCTATATCTTCTTGTGATATTGGTTTGTTCTTTGGTTCTTCTTTTTCTTCTTCAGAATCTCTATCTTTTGAATCTTTAGGTTCTTCTTCTTCACCAGATACATATTTTTGAGCAGTTTCTTTATCAGACATTCCGTATTGTGCTCTTTCTTCACCAGGTTTTAGTCCCGCCCATCCAGTTTGTGTCTTCCATACATCACCTGGTTTTCTCTTTTCAGTAAGTCTATCTAACATCTCATGAGTATCTGATAACGGGAAATCCATTTCAAAGAGCATAATATACTCTAATTTAGCAAGATGCTTGTCATCTGTCAAGTCAATCTTTGTATCAACCTTTTCGTCAAGGCGTTGTAAAACTTCGTTTATTATTTGTTCTGTTAAAATCATACTATTCTCCTACTATAAATATCAACCTACCAACTTATTTGTTATGTTTACCTCTTCAGAATAATCTTTTCCAACCATTATTTTTGTTGGATAATTTCCTTGTTCCAGTACCTTTTTCACACCCTTTAACACTTCCACACCCTCGTCCATGTCAAAGTCCAACAGAAAACTATCATAAGTATACATAATTAGTTTGGTCTTTTTGTTTGCTAAATAATCCAACACACCCCTAATTACCTCTGTATTACGAGTGGTTTCTGTATGTTGTATCCA